CTTGTCGGACTGCGTCTTCCGCTCCAATTCTTGAGCCTGCAATTGCAACTTGGCCTGCTGCATCTGAATAACGGGGTCTTGCTGCTGCTCCTGAATTTCCTTCTGACCGGCTTCCGCGACATTCTTGTCGTACAGACGCTGGGCTGCCTCTGCGATCAAACGGGACAGCTTGTTCTCTATCTCTGGGGGTAGCTCCTCGTTTACCGCTGGCAACGCGACGCCCAATTCCTTCTCTATCTCCTTGCGGTACTGGAACCCAAGATGCTCCTGAATATGAGACGCCATCGACGCCGCTATCGTAGTGGCCATCGGGCTCTGACTTACCAGTTGCTGTATCTTCGGGTCTTGGATCGCCGCCATATGAACCTGAATATGAGCTTCGTGATCCTGCGGCAGGAAAGCCTTGATGGGCTTCCCGTTTAGGACATCCATATTCTCCGATACAGGGTCTCGCGGGCTCTGATCTTCCGACAAAGGAATAATTCTATCCGCGTCCTTGATCCCCAACACGTCCAGCATCTGCCGATGCAGTTCAGGCAGATCATACATCTGCGGTGCCTGCTGACTTAACGCCAGCGCCGCCTGATACTGCATGATCCGCTGGCTCATTGTGGAGGAATTAGGATCGGAAACCGGGATGATATCTACCCGCTTATCGAAATCCTCCGCAACCACAGCGTCTTTGTCTACATCGTAAGAATAACCTTCCTCTGGCGCATAATCTCTTATCAAGTCCGCCAGGAGAATAAACTCTCTCTTCATCGCGGCATGGAGCCGCGCCTGTATTGCGGTCATCACCTTCATGCTACGCTCTATCAGAGCGAGAGTGGTGCCGACAGGAGCATCCTGCTTCATGTCACCAATCTTGAGGTCAGTTAACGAGGCGAACCTTCTGCCTTCCTCGACAATCTCCGTCAACATCTGGTGCAGAACATTCGACGGTTCCTTGTAAGGAAGGAACGTGATGTTGTCCTTGATCGCACCGCCCGGCACATCTACATCGCGGAACTCACCCGGCATAATAGGAGAATCATCTCCCTTGATTCTCAATCCCCTCGCCTTCAAGCCGCCCGGCAAGTTAGCTAGAGTGCCCGCGTCAACAAGCTGCCGCGTCAGCGATGTCGCCGTCTTGGCGATGCCGCCAATAAGATGAATGAGACCAAACCCGTAAAAGCCCAGTCCCGGCATATACTGGTAGTGTACGAAATGCATCCGCTTCGTGCGGAGGGAGTCATCCTCGTACCAGTTCCGTCGTAGCGACAGTATCTTATTAGACCCCCTGGCAATCGTTATGACATAAGGAAGAGCAATCTCTGTTGGCTCTCCGCTTTCATCCTTGTCTTCAAACCCCTCCAGGTCAAGATTGACATGCATCTCATAAAGAACATGACGATTGTCATTATCATAGGAGGGGCTATCACCCTCCAACTCATCATACTTCTCCTGAATATCGCTCTGTAAATCCAGCGGCTGGCCAAGTTTCACATCAAGATACAGCCCAGCGATCTGCAACTTTTTAATATCATTGGCAGACTTCCGCATCACATGAGTGTACCGCTCCGCCGTTAACAGATCGGACGCGCCATAAGAAACAACCAAGTCTTCGGCTGGGACAAAATGAGCGCAGCATCGGCCCAGGGTGGGGTCAAAATAGATTTTCTTAAACGCTGACCCGGCGAGAGGAAGACTAAACAGCAACTGCTCCATTTCAGGACGGTACTCTGACATCTTCTCGGTAAGAAGATAATTCATATACTCCTGAACACGATTTGCCTGCTTCTCTTTCTCATTGGTAATTGTGCCAACGATCTTGGTTTTCACGGGACCGCTGGCTGGGAACACTTCCGTTATCGCCTGAGACTGGAAACGCACCACCGCTTCTGTCAGGATTGGATGATAAACCCCACATGCCCCCGGCCAAGGAGTAGTGCGGTCCTCAATCTTCAAACCAAGAAGGTCAAGCCCTTTGATATAAGTTCTCTCCCAGTCAGCACGCGAGTTCCTATCGGCCTCGTACTCGCCCACCAAAGTGCTGGCCAACCGCTGAAGACACTCCTCATCGCAAAACTCTGCGAGGTTGTCATCGTGGTTTGTCGAGAGAGCCTCCTCCGCCGCCTGCGGATCAAAGTCAATCACAAGGCCGCCTTCATCCGTATGGATGAGGACCGCTTCTGGATTGACCACCTCCACTTCGACAACGCTGCCGCTCTTGTCAGGGTCGATATCATCGAACCCTTCAGGACGGTTGGAGAAGTTTGGCGCTTGGGCTATCGCCTTTTCTATTGCCATATAAGAACTACCTTACTAAGATTTGCCATCGTGCCACGTCGGTGCCTAATAGTATTCGATGCGCCGACTTTTAAACTCCTCTTCTTTCTCATCGCTCGGTACGCGCACGAAACCTCCCTGTCGAAACCTCAACAAAGCCTGCGTACTGCTGTCCACCAAGTCATCATGTTCGCCTACAGGGAATGCAGCAAACTCTTCAATAACCTCTTCCGCCCAGTTTGTTTTGGGTGCCCAGACAACTCCTGACGCGAACAGATCACTGACCGCGTTGACACGAGCAATCTTGTCATTTCCTCTGGAAGGAGTGTAGTCGCTTACTGGGATACCCATAGCCCGCAGTTCAAAGATCAACGGCGAACCGGCTGCCTTCGCCTCCACTATGCAGGCGTCTGGCTCCCACTTCTTATAAGCCTTATAGGCTACGCTCTTTAGTTCTGGAAATTCCATCCTGTCCTTGAACGCATCAAGCAGGATTATATTGGGCGCCTCTCTCCCCTTATCGTCACTATAAAAAACGCCCCACGTCGTACACGCGGAGTAATCCGACCTCTCCGTTTTCAGGAAGGCCGTATCCCATGATTGAATTATAAACTCGCATACTGGCGGTTCGTCCTCTTCCCACTTGCGCCACCAGACGCGCTTAATCAGGGCCTGTTCTTCGGCTGTCGGGTCTTGTTGGTACTGCGCCGACCACTTCGCCGCGGGTAATTCCGCTTTCAGGCTTTCCAATTCCGCTAATGGCCAATATTCCGGCCACAACGCATTGCCTGACGGCAGTATCGCCGGTAACTGGATTACCTCCCATTCATCACTACCATCCCGCTGGTGGGAAGCCTTGAGTATCTGACCAGCGAGGTCGCGCTGATGCCAGCGCGTCATCACAATTACAATCGCCCCGCCGGGTTGCAGCCGTTGACGAGGGCCGGAAGTGTACCACTCGTAAACAGGATCAAAGACGGAAGCATCAGGCGAGCGCGCCTCTTGTTCGCTGTGCGGATCATCTATGATCAGAAGGTCCGCGCCCTTGCCTGTCACCGCACCGCCAACGCCGATGGCGAAATACTCGCCTTCCCTGTTGGTATTCCATCTACCGGCAGCCTTTGAATCCGCCCGCAAAGTAACGCCGGGGAATAGCTTCTGGAAGTCAGCATCCCCGACAAGGTTACGCACCTTCCTGCCGAACCCAACCGCCAGTTCAGCGGTATGGGCGGTCTGAATAACTTTCTTTGCCGGGTTCTTCCCCAAGAACCATGCAGGCAGAAGATAACTTGCGAATTCCGATTTGGTATGCCGGGGCGGCATGTTGATAATAAGCCGCTTTAATTTCCCCTCTACCACCCTCTCAAAGGCATCCGCTATAATGGAGTGGTGGCTGCCCTCAATAAACGCGGGCCACATACCTTTTACAAAATGAAGGAACCTCCTAGAGGACTTGTCGCGCTGCTTCGCATCCTCCAGCTTCTGGATCAGATCAAGAAGCTCTCTCTGCTCCTCCACTGGCAATGCCTTGATCTTATCAAGATAGCTGTGAAGTTGTTGATCTAGCATGATGCTCCAAAAGAAAAGGACGCTAAAAGCGCCCTTTCCCTATAGAAGGGGTAACTGCACGGGTATCGGTTTATCCCGGCACCGCCCCAGAGGGAAGATGATTTCATCTCTCCTCTGGAATGGTATCACATTACCCCCCTTGACAATCCACTGTCAACACCGCTCAACACGCGGTGTTCGGCGCATCGAGCATCGATGCCTAGGCATCCCAAAAGGGCTGTAAGACTGGGAAGTTACTCGGCCAATTCCTGGTCAGATCGAGCCACTGTCAATACACCGTACTCGTCTATTGCCATCACTTGTTCTTGCTTTTTATCTTATGGCTCTCAAACTTTTTTTTCTTTATCAATATCCTTTGTCCAGATTTCATACTTGCACTGGCTCTCGTGAGGATTCATCCACATAGACACTGCGAGCGCGCGGTCAGGCTTGCCTCCCTTCCCCAGATAATCCTCGCGCCAGTCCATCATCGCAAAGACTGTAGGACGCCTGCGCCCGTACTGCTCCCTCCCCTTCTTGCAGGCCCATAATCTCTCCCCGCAGACCAAGGCCATCTGCTGTATTCCGATCTTGAAGGCATGATCGATAAATGGTCGAATATACCGAAAGGGAGGATTGGTGATAATAATCGGTGCCAACGCGGTATCGAACTCAAAAAAGTTCTGCCCTGCCATAATGTCAGTCTCTATTACGGTGGTCACCCCTCTACCCCTTAGTGCCGCCGCAATCCTGCCATCTCCTGAGCAGGGCTCCCATACGATATCTGGAGCGAAGTGACTGCCTCTGTAAAACATAAACCGATCAACCAGGGCATTCACCACGCTCGTTGGTGTGGGGTACAGATCAAATGGCTTTCTCATTCCTTTCAACCTCACCTCTCAGTTTCTGCCAGACCTCAATCGGATAGATCGACCGCGCCATTCCTCTGTCCACATGAACAAAGCCTTTCCTAACGAGCCTATCGATAATCTCATGGGTATGGCTAACCCCACTGTTGATGCTAGAGGAGATTTCCCGGTAGCTGGGAGAATAACCTTTCTCGCTCCAGTAACTTTTCAGATATTGCAGAGCTTTTTTCTGCTGTGGGGTCATACCTTTTCTCCGAGCTTCAGCGTAAGACGCTTCAGTGGGGTCATGCCTTTTCTCCCTCTTCTCCGTTCGTGCCGTTAGATCGGGCACCGCCCTTGACGAACGTGTAGCTGGAGCCACACTGCGCGCAACGGAAGCTGCCATCGGAATAAACAAAGAAATGAGCGCAGAGCATATCCCACTCGGCGCAGGTTTCACAGGTCAGAGGGAACACCGCATCATCACCAACCGGCAATTTAATGATATCTCCCATCGTGGCTACTCCTCTATCAGAAGCACTGACTTATTGGTGGCGAGCGCCCAGTCGATCTCCTTGTTGACCCCCGGTGAATCTTCCCAACCTTCCAGGCAATACACTGCCAGCAGGTTGCAGTGCTTGAAGAATTCAAAGTCCCGTCGCAGCCACCACCGATTGTCATGCTCATGCCCACGACCCTCAATGGCAGCGCCGTAGGTGATCGGCGAGAACACCCACACCCCGGCATCCAGCAGCCTGTCGGTGAGGTCGATAACCTTCTCCTTGCGTCTCAGCGCCTGAGCAGGTGTAACCCTCCAGTCGCTGCGGTAGGGCGAAGCAAGATACAGCAGCCCCTTGTTAGCTTCCGCAACCAAGCGAAAGAAATCAGGCCCCGGTATCTCTCTCAGGTCCAGAAGGGGGAAGTCAGTCTGCTGGTAGGAGTGCGAGTTGCCCGTATTCCAAAATATTTGTTCCATGCGGTCAGTCCCATAATTCCATTTGCGAGCCGCCCGGCAGCATTACCTGCTCATAATCGAACTTCGTCCTAAAGGCATCCGCTATCCGTATATGCTCCCCGCCAAATCGCAGGACATCGGCATTGTAGGTGTAGACTTTTTTTGGCACTGACACGCGGTCACGCGCGAAGTCACGGCCAAGTGCCGTAGGGCGCCATATTCCGCTGTGCTTGACC